AGCAGGGGTGCGACTGCAAAACGCACTACCTTTTAAAAATCAATAAACACAATAGACAAAATGAAAATCCAAATCAAAGAACCAATGGTAGTTAGTGAAATTGAAGTAGCACTGCCATTCTATTTTCAAAACAGCAACGGCTTTCACACTTGCTACGGCAGCATCAACGAAAACCTTGAGCACGTTGAAATGCAGGTACGCAAAGACGGCTCACTGTTTATGATGGAGTCACGTCAACTTGAAAAGTATATGCTAGAATCTTGCATAGCTAATCGTGCCGAGCGTGAAGGCTTCAAGATAATCGATGAAGCAGTGTTCAGTCATCACTTCGCAATGCACCACCGCGAACTGTTCTACAAAATCTTCCCAGACGCAAGACCAACAATATGAGTAAAGACCGATTAACACTATACATCAATCGCAGGATGGGCAGTAAGTCTGCCCTACTGCGTGCGATGCAAAAACACGGCGTGCCCGTGGAAAGAAAGACTATCTACAACTGGTGTCGTGACAATAACAGCATCAAGTTGGAGCAGCTGCAAAAGCTAGCCAAAGCATTCAAAGTCCCGGTGCATGAATTAGTCAAACAAATAACAATTAAACACGAAGGAGATGAGTAATCAACCTACACCACAGCAAGTCTACTACATCAAAAAGAACTACGGCAACATCCCGCATCACAAGATGACAAAGGCACTAGGGGTAAGCAGCAAGGTTCTATCTGAATGGTCACGGCTTGCATTCAATCCGAAAGAGTCAACTAAAAAGTGGCGGCACATCATGCAGAATTTGAACTACCTCGAACAGCAGGAAGAACTCGAACGTGAGCTGCTAATGGAGTATCAAATCAAAGATGTGGACAGGTTCAAAAATGTGACGTATCGCAAGGTATTCAACGCACAGCGCATGTTTTATCTTGTTACAATAGATCACGGTTTCAACTTCATCGTAAAGTTCGATGCACCTGTGCCAATTAACCTGGTCGAGTATTCACCGTGGCCTACTGGACATGATGTAAGCGTTGAGCCTTTAGGCCATTGGGAGTGGATGGAATTGAAAAACGATTTGACCGTAGTAGAAGTACCTACCAATGGTGACTATGTTGGCTTATTTTGGTGCGCAACAAAACAACTATTACATGAAGCATGATGAAAGCAAAATGCAGCAACGGTGTGTTGAGTGGTTTAGATACTCATTCCCTCGCACACTGATTGCTTCCTTCCCTAACGGTGTCTATATCGGTGGCACTCCAGTGCAAAGAGCAAGACGCTGGAACCTTTTAAAAGCAGAAGGTGCGATGCCGGGAATACCTGACCTCATGATATGCATGAGCAACGGGCCATACCATGCACTATTCATTGAGATGAAAACCGAAAAGGGGAAACTTTCAGAAACGCAAAAAATCGTTCACGCACAGCTTATCAATGCAGGGTATGCAGTGAAAGTGTGCAGGTCATTTGAAGAATTTACATTAACAATCAAAAAGTATATCAATGAGTAAAACAAAAGATAAATACATGAGGCTACTTGTATACATAGCAAGCACGCCTGAGTTTCATTCACGTGATGCGCTGCGTCAATTCAAAATCAGCAACAACTTTATTACAGCTGCAAAAGAAATGGGCCTGATACGAAAGGTTGCAGGTAGCACTTACGCTTGGCTTCTTACACGCGAGCCACTTATGACTGATGCAGTGGGTATATTGAAACGCATTGGAACGTATAGTGCAGATCAACGTTTAAAGAATACGCCGCCAAAGCAGCTCACGATTAAACCAATCAAACGAGTTGAACGCCCGCAGCCAGTCCTGGTGCAACACGATGAACCGTTCTACGACAACAGCAACAGCAAGGTAATGTTGATTCTCGCAGTCGGTGCTGTGCTAGGTTTCATGATTGCAACTTTAATTTGGAAGTAGATATAGTTTGACTATATTTGCAACGCGTACCCTATGAAAACATTTTTAAATCCCATCACTACCGCATTGCCATAAGCTATTCAGCTGAGGGTACGCCTTTGTGTGTAGTGGTGGGTATTTACTTTCTATGAAAGACCCGGCATTTCTTTTTTATTCATCCGATTTTCTTTCGGGTGTGCAGGACTTGACCATGGAAGAACGCGGTCAATACATTACCCTGCTATGCTTGCAACATCAAAAGGGTCATCTTACCGAAAAGATGATACGGCTATGCTGTGGCAATGCCGCGGCAGATGTCATGGCAAAGTTTCGGCAGGACGATGAAGGACTTTTTTTTAACGAACGTCTTGAGATAGAAGTAGGTAAGCGTAAAGCACATACTGAAAAGCAACGTGCACGTGCTATTGATGGATGGAAAAAAAGAAAGAATCAAGACTGTGACACAGATGCCACGGCATCTACCACGGCAAATGCCACGGCATTGCCTTTAGAAAATAGAAATGAAAATGAAAATAGAAATGAAATTATAATTGAAGATGCAAATGAAAAAAAGACTACGCGCAAAAAGTTTGTGAAGCCGGATGAGAATGATGTGTACAACCTGATGGGCGAACTCAACATGAAGGGTAATAACTTTTTGACCGAAGATAAGTTGGTTAATTTCGCTCGCACCTTTATGGATCACTACGAAGCCAACGGATGGATAGTAGGCAAGACACCAATGAAGGATTGGCAAAGCACAGTCAAGAACTGGATGCGCCGGGAATGGGATAAAATTAAAACTCAAAAAATAAATTATGGCAAACAATCAAATTCAACAGCAGACAGCGTTGCAAAAGCTGAACAACTTTTCCGCGATGCAGTCGCTATCAGTAACGCACGCGATCAAGCAAGACAAGATAGCACTCCTGCGTAAGCTGGATAGGACAACGACAAAGGTTAAAATCATGCAGCTCGTGACGCGATGTACGCAACTGCTCAACGTGCAAAACAACATGAACTCAATACAGATTGAATTTTGCGCTGAGAATATTCTTGACAAGATGTGGATGTACAGTCTTGAAGATATACAACTGTGTTTAGATCGTGGTGCTATTGGTGAATACGGCACAATCTATAACCGCATAGACCCTGCAACTATCCTTGCATGGTTTCCTATGTACGATGCACAGCGTCAACTTGCCGTAGATACAATCAACCAGGAGGACAAGCAACAAAACAACATCTACGAATTATTCAACCACCCGCAAATGACCGAAGCCATGCAAGATGTCGTAACAAAAATGGATGCAAAAATGTTACAAGTCCCGGCACAAGAGCCAAAGCGTGAACAGCCTTCACAACTTGAGATAGCGTTAATGCGTGAGTATGATGCATTGCCGCAATGGGACAACGACATGCGATTCAGAGTGTACAAGAACAAGCCCTACCAGTTCACAGAGTTCCGCATGGAGCGTTACCGCGAATTGATTGAACAACAAAACGAATATTAATATGAAAAAAGAAACAGCATTAGATTTCCTGTTCAAATCCATCTATGGTGAAACAGGTCACTTCGACGCATACACTACGCTAGGCATACCAGCGTATGATGTGTATAAGGAAGCAAAAGAAATGGAAAGACGAGAAGCAGAGGAAAACTTTATTGAAGGTTGGTATGAGTGCATAGAAAAAACGAAAGAAACAAAATTTGAATTAGACCATAAGGATGTTGAGTTCTTTGCATATGCTCATGCGGTTAATGAATACGGTGGTGAATTATGAAAGAATACGACATCGCAAAAGAGAATCAATTACTGCGTAAATTATTTATCTTAGCGGCTAAACGAAGTATGCGGCCCAGCATGACGGACAACAAAATAATGTGGCTGTTACTTGAGGAACTTTACCTGCTAACTGACAATGAAGTGTACAAGCTATGACTATTGGTGAACTTTGGGATGCGTTGCAGAATTACCCGGATGATACAGAAGTGTACGTTGGGTTTATCAACGGCCACAGCATCGACGAAGAACCATTCACAATAGCAGAGATTAGCAACATGCGGGGCAAGATTACAATCGCATTTATGATGGATGATATTAACATAATCAATAATTAAATCAATGAGCAATTACACAACAATGCAAGAAGGGCAATTTGTGCTTTTCAAAAATGACAAGAAAACAGATGTATCACATCCTGATATGACTGGTAAAATAATGCAAGGCGGCATAGAAAAGCGCATGGCTGCATGGGGTAAGATTGGTAAGAACGGAAAATTTCTTAGTGGTAAAATAACTGAGTTTAAAATACCCGAAGACAAATCGTATTCCCGACCTCAGGAAAACGATGGGGATGATTTGTTCTAATGATTGAGTACTTACCGAAACAGAATGAAGCACTACGCGTGTTGGGTAACTCACACCCAGCGCGTGTTGTGCTATTCGGTGGTGCGGCAGGTGGATCAAAATCTTTTATTGGTTGTGCATGGCAGATAAGCCGTAGGTTTAAATACCCCGGCACGCGTGGGCTAATCGGTCGTAGCAAACTTGACACGCTAAAAAAGACCACGCTTAAGACTTTCTTTGAAGTGGCACACATGTTTGGCCTTGCACCAAATGAGCATTACACAATAAACAACCAGACGCACGTTATCACATTTGCGAATGGTAGTGAGATTATTCTAAAAGATTTATTTGCGTATCCATCAGATCCCGAGTACCATGCACTAGGCGGGCTTGAGTTGACAGACTGTTACGTAGACGAGTGCGCACAAGTTAGCAAGCGTGCAATTGATATATTGCAAAGCCGCATGCGTTTTAAATTGAATCAATATGACCTCAAACCAAAGATGCTGCTCACATGCAATCCTTCAAAAGGATGGTTGTATAACGAGTTCTATGCCCCATACAAGGCGCAAAACTTACCGCCGCATCTTGCGTTCATACAATCATTGCCAAATGACAATCCCCATCTACCCGAATCGTACATTGAAACGCTGCGCATGTTGCCTGAGGTGGACA